ATATTAAAATAACCAGAATCTTGCTTTTTTTTTTTTTTTTTAGGTCTAAGTGGTATAACATTAGATACAGTAAGATCACCATTGAAATGTGTATCGTAAATATTATATATTTCTTGTTCTACATCAACACCAGATATTTCAGGATATTCAGAAAAATCTGATGATCCTGCTGGTGGATTAGTAAATAAAGATTCAGAATAATATAAATCTTGTTTAGATTTTTTTATAGAATCATCAATAATAAGATTACCAAGATTAGTCAGAGAATCCAGAGTAATCTGTTCTTCCTGAGATTTTGGTTTTAATTTTTCAATTAATTGATAATCATCAATAGAATCAACTATTTGTTTTCTTGCTATAGATTTAACAAATAGATCATTATTATCTTCTCTAACATATTTTGGATCTAATTGATAAAGATTTGGTGATGTATTTAGTTGTTCTTCCATTATTTTACTCTATAATCCCATTTACTTTTCTTTTTTCTATAATTAGTGATTTTAACTTGTAGCCATTGATCTAAATCAAATGGCATTCCTTTCTTTTTATAATATAAAATAGTTTTGGCTAATTCTGTTTTTAATTCATTTGCATCTATTTCAGAAGAAAGAATTGCTAAATTATATTCTTTAGTTCCTTTTTTAAAATCTTTTACTCTATAAAGTTTTGATCCTTTAAGTGCATTATCAATAGTTTTAATTCCTGCTTTATAAATTGGATCTCTTTTAATAGGTTTCATTTGTTCAGCAATTTGTTGTTGTTCATTAAATTTTTCTTCTATTTTAGATACAATAGATATAGGAATTTTACCTGAATATGATAATTCTCTAATTTCTTGAACATCTGCAGAAGTAAGATCACCCATTTCAGCCATACGATTATATTTAGATAAAATAGAAGATGTTTTAGGATCAATTTCTATTTTTTCATTATGTATTCTTTCATTAATAACTGATTCTTGAATTTTATTCCATTTCTCTTTTTGTTTATCAGTATAATCATCAGGAGGAGGTATATATTGTAATTTCATTAAATCTTCTTCTGGCATATCTTGAAGTTTAATACCTAATGAAATAGTATCCATTTTTGCCTTTTTTTCAAATCTGTTAAATGCTTTATTTTTATAATCAATAGCTTTATTTTCAGTATAAATTTTAATACCTTCTGGAATATTAGGATTATCTTTAATATTTTCAGTCATCATATCTATTGATCTAAAAGCTTGTTGATAAGATTGGAAACCACCATTATTAACAGCATAATCAAAAGATTTATCAATTAAAGTTGGTAAAGCTCCAATACCATCAATTTTATTTATATTATTCAAAACATTATTTGTTACAGTTGAATTTCCTTGAATAAGAGCATTTGCTAAAGTCATAGGAGCTTCTTTTTTTAATTGAGATATATACTGTTCTTGAATTTTTTTATTATTTGAATCTAATTCTTTTGCTAAAGCTCTTTGAAAATCAATAGTTCTTTTATCAAGTTTATCTCTTGCAATTCCAGAAATTACAAATTCACCAGTTTCAGGATATACTGATTTTGCCAATACATCATGCACTTTTTGAATATTTTTAATTCTTTCTGCAATAGGTGTATTATTCAGTTCATCCTGATTAAAAGTGGTAAATAATGTATGTTCTGAAAGTGTAGATGCTTCTGAATCACGTCTTTGTGCATCTTTAATAGTATTCAAATAATTTTGAATAGAGCCATCAGTCCAAGATTCAGATCCTTTAGTTGATATATCATCTCTTGCTACTTTTCCTTGATAATAAAGTTTTTGTTCTTCTGCTACTTGTAATTGTTTAGTATGATGAGTTGCACCTTTATTTAAATATCTATTTTTAATATCTTGCATTCCAATAACAGCATGTTTTCTTGCTGCTGGATCAAGATTATTTAATAGTTGTTGTTGTTTTTTATCTAAATCATCATTGTAATAATCATAATTATCTAATGCATCAACACCTTGATATTGAGAATATCCATTAATTTTATTTTTAGAATCACCATAAAATTTCATTCTGGCATATTCTTGATATTGTGTTATTGCTTCTGTTGCCAATAATTTATTTTTTTGTTCAGTTAATTCTTGAGTTCTTTTTACAATAACATTTTCAAGATTCAATACATTTTTCATTGTATCATCTTGAACATAAGGTTTTTGTGGAACATCAGTATATTTAACATCTGCAACATTTGGATTAATCATTCCTGCACCAGAATTAATTCTCCCTCTTGATCCTGCATTTATAACCATTGCAGGTAAAGGACTGGCTACATTTGTTGATTGTATTCTTTGATTTGCTAATTTAATTTGTGGCATATTTCTTATCCTTTATTACTTTAATTCAAATAAGGGTTTGTTCTTTCCCAAGCTGGATGACCTTGTTGTGCATATGTATAAGATGAAACAGATGCAGTTGATTCAGGAACATAACTATCTGTTGAATTTCCACCATAAGAAGATGCATATTTACTTGCTGCTGAAAATAAACCATTCATCATATTTGCTGTATTTTGTTGAGAATAAGCATATTGTGAATTATCAAGACCTATCATACTTGAATTAAATTGATTATTTGCTGATTGTGATCCTGCCATATAATCCATCATTCCTGATGCCATAATTGATTGTGCTTGTAATTTAGAATTGAATAATGTAGAAGCTATTGCTTTCTTTCCTTCAAAAGAAGTTTGAATCATAGCCATTGTTCCTTTCCAAGTATTTTGTGCAATTGCATTTTCTATTTGATTAGCTTTAATATCTGCATTATGTCTTATTATGAATTTATCAAGTTCTTCTTGAGTTTTCTGATCAACAATAGTATCAGCTAATGATCCTACTCCCATTTGAACACCTGATGCAGATTGAAATGATTCTATTTGTCCTCTTTCTATTGCTCTTTGCATTCCTAACAATTTAATATCAAGATCTGCAGATTCCCAAACTAATTGTAATTCCTCTTCTAACAAATTATTATTATATTCTGTTGTAGCACCTAATAAATCAATATTATATTGTGTGTCAGATGCTATCAATGATGCATTTAATTTACCTGTTTGAGCTGCCATTAATGCATTAAATTCAGATAACATCATATGTGATGTTAAATTATTCATTGAATTATTATATCTCATTGTATTATTCCACAATGCAATATCATGGGCTCTTTGACTTTGTGCATCTGCCGATCCACCAGATATTAAACCACCAATGGCACCTACTACAGCACCGATAGCAGCTCCATATCCACCACCAATTTGGGCACCCATTGCTGCACCTGATGCTGCACCACTTATTGCTCCTGATGTTTTACCATTCATATTTAATAACCTTTATTCATATACTGATATTGTATCAACCACTGATAATACTGTTAATGGCAGTGGATCTCTTTGTATCAATGAAAAATCTGCCTTTCTATCAAATCCTTCTGGATATGATATATGTTTTATTCCTGTATATAATGGAACAGGTTGCCCTGTTAAATTATACGGATATCTAAATGGTATTTCTTCTTCATCAACATAATCACCTTCATCATCATGTCTTTGAAGAATTAATCCTACAGTTTTATACAACGACACATCAATATTAGTAATTCTTTGAACTCTACCAATTATTGTTCCATAATCCGTTCTTATATCTTCTAATAATGGTCTTATTTCTGTTTCATATGGAAGTCCAACTATTGCCTCATTTCCAGCTCTTATTAATTGTATCTCTCCATTGATTACTTTGACTTTTGGATGAACCGAACCATCCAAAAGAACGGAAATTTCCAAACCTTCAAGATAATCAAGACCTGAGATATGATTAAATTCATTTTGAGATTCTATATAAGTATAAGAATCAAGAAATCTACCTTCTTTTGTTTCTTCTCCTATATACCAATCTGCCATACATTCAACATAATAATGTTGATTACCATTTGAAAATCTTTGAACTACTGCCCATAAATCATCTTCTCTTGATTCACCTGGAATAGAACTAACATATACAAATTTACCTTGCGTATCATGTTGTGAAAATCCAACTACTTTATGTGATCTTCTATATGTTAATCCAATTAATCCACCATCTGATCTAACTGACCATATTAATCTATGAGGAACTTGTTGATATGTCCAATTTGCAATTCTAAAATGTTCTGTCAAATGAGGAGCTAATACTGAAATATCATCAGAAACATAAGAATTTGAATTAAATTCATATCTGAACTCATTGATATTACGTCCAAATCTTTCAACATATAATGTTGTTTCACCTACTACATTTGGTTTAATAGATTCAGAACCATTATTAGTTTGTCTTTGAGCTAATATATTACTTGGAGTAATAGGTCCATTTGAACCAGCAACAGTCCATTCAGAAGACATAGTACCAACATTAAGATTTTGTGAAGATGAAATCCACATAATCTTATTTTGGTCACCTGAGTTTAAAGCAAATGTAACAGAATCAGAATCTAATTTTGGAGAAGAAGTACCAAAATCAAAGAAATTATTAGCTTTTGAAAGCCATACCATTAAACGATACATTTTATTTGCTGCAAATGCTAATCTTTGTTGAAAAAAAGTTATTTTTTCAGGCCATCCATTAGTATCTGACCATTCATTTGGTTGATTGGCAAATAATATATCATTTAAAGTCCAATCATTATGTGCTTGTCTTTTTATTACTTGGGGTTTATGATGAGGATTTGTAATGTATAATTCATCAGAAGATTGTGCATAATCAATTTCATCAATATCATAAACAGAATCTAATTGAATATAAAACACATCTCCTTGATTTGTCTTTATTATTGAACCATCCTTAAAAAATATAACTATTCTTGGATGTCCATTTGTATGTTGAAATATAACAAGCACATATGATTGAATTTCATTGAAAATAAATGGAATCATTTTAATTTTAGGATTTGAATAATCTATTCCTAATGATGTTAATGAATAAATAAATTTAAATCCTGATCTACGCATTGCAGGCCCTTGTGATAATGCAATTGCATTTCTTAAAGTTCTACATGCATTTCTATATCTATTAAAATCTACTCTACTATCAAGTAATTGTGAAATTTCACCTGATGTAAATGATTGATGTAATCTATGAACTCTTATTTGCGGCATATTCTATCATCGTTTGAAACAAATCCATAATAAGGATTTAAATCAGGAGTTACAAATGAATCATATTCTGGAATTTCATCTACAGGTCTATTTTTATTGCCAATATTAGCATCATCAGCTGCAACCTCTCCTAATTCTATTTGATATTGATTATATAATGTTTTAGTTAATTGAGGGTCTTGAGTTATAACAGGTGCTAATCTTGCTGCTAATCCTAATGCCAATAAATTAGAAAATGTATCAGAAAATAATGCTGTTGAAACTTCTGATGTTATATATTCTAATATAATTTTTATTCCTTCTTTATTATTAAAAAAACAAAATAGATATTCACCAGAAACAAACCATCTATCTCTTGATCCTTCTGGATATAATTCTATAGCAGTTTTGCAATCAGATGGTAATTGATATACAAAATATCCTTCTGGAACTACTATATTTGATGATTCAATATCAATTTGTTGTAATTCTGCATATTTTCTTGCAAAATTCCAATTAAACTTAGATAGTAAATAATCTCTTGTTGAATCAAACAATACATCACACATTCTTGATCTTTTATTCTTTTCATCAAATGATCTAATACTATCTGCACCTATTGATGCTAATGCTATATTACATATATCTATCTTTGATAAAGCCATTATATTGCCCTATATCTACAATCCATTAATAATTCAATGGTTTTTTCTTTCTTTCTATTACCAGATTTAATACCATATTTATCATAAATAAATTGTTTTAAATCTGCCAAATTAAATTCTATTTCTTTTAATTCTACTTCTGATATTAAATCAAAATCTATCTCATCAGGTTTTCTGTCAATCTTTAATATATCAAAATTATTAGGACATTTATCAAATTCACTAATGTCATTCTTTTTATAAAATATTATCTTACCATCTGGCATTCTTACCTGACAAGTCTTTCTACATATACATTTCATATATTATTCCTCTTGAATTGGCCCTACTTAAAAAAGTAGGGCCAATATATTTATTATATACTATTTTGCAGTTTGACCATCAAGAACAACACCAGATGTATATGTTCCTGCTGTCGGAGTACCTTTCAATACTACTTTAACATATCTTGCAACATCAGATGGCAATGTAGATACTACTGTATTGCCAGCCAAATCACATGAAATATCAAGAGAAGTATTGAAATTTGTCCCATCATCTGAATCTGCTACTGTGAATCCATCAACACCAGCTATATCAGATGATCCTTGAACAAAAATTGTAATATATTCTCCTGGGCCTGGATTTGTACTACCCAAATCCACAACTTCCGGTGTTCCTGTTGCAGCATCAAGATTATCTGCAAATAGGGTTTCTTTATCAAGTATCATATTTTTTATCTCCTTTTATTATATTTATATTTTAATTAAGACAATACTGATTCTGTTTCAAGAATAGCAGAACAAGTCTTAATAGGGGTTCCACGGAATGTCAATACCTTTTTACCAAATACATTGGCATATCCAAGTGCAGCATTATTCTTCTCTACTGCAGCAATGTCAAGCATCGCTTGAATAGCAGGTGATGCATAAAATACTCCATTACCCATATTTGTTTGTGGAACAGTATAAAGTGCCTTAATCATATTATGATAAAGCTCTTTCTGAGCAACAGCATCATCCATTTGAGTAAGATCAATATTGGCAACTCTTACAATATGACGCCAATCCCTTACACAAATTCCCATCTTCCATTGATAATGGGTTCTATAACCTTGAAATCTACCACCATCGTTATCAAACAAAGTAACTTCTCCAAGATTATCACTAATAAGACCAGCCTTCGATCCTTTAGGATAAATACCATGAACAGTATTCTCACCCCAATTAACATACCATACTGATGTTTGCTGGCCATCTACTGTACCACCATTATCAATTACATGCTTCAAATAATCAGAATTAAGTTCTGCATCCGGTTTATCAGATGGTGTTCCAATAGTGTCATATCTTGGCGACAAACCAAGAAATCTTTCCGGATTAACGGATGTATCACCATAAAAGATGGTTCTTGCCATTTCATTAGACATAGACTCTAAATGAGGTGTATCTTCTGAAAGTCTAAATTCAGCTGTGTTGCCATTAAGCATTGCCAAATCTTTATCAATCTCTGAATAATCTTCCAACATACCAATAGTATCATCAACTTGCGCTGTGGTTGATTTGGTAGGTTTAACACCATAATTCAATCTACGCCAAGTTGGTTCTGGAAGGTCTGCTCTTACTGTGGTTCTATGACCAGTAGGAAGGTTACCTTCTATCATTGGAATGTCTTCAATTATAGGATTGAATTGAGTAAGCAACTCAGCAATCTTTGCAATCTTTCCATCTGGATCAAGTCTTTTTGACACATCTACAAGATTAGGTAGTGTGCCTGGTTCATAAGGTGTATAAGCCATAATTATCTCCTTTTATTATATTTATTTATTTATATTATTCTTTTGTAGGATGTTGATCACCATACAAAACTTCTGCAGCCGTCTTCTTTCCGGGCGGCTTGTTTATATTTCCTCTTAAAAATCCTCCTTCTCTTAAATTCTCACCTAAATTAGATAAAAATCTAAGAACAACAGGATGATTACCAAAACCAGTTTCACCAAGTAATGCCGATAATTCTCCTTCTTTATCAACGGTTTTAAGAGCCCTTTTAGCTAATGTTAAATGATAATCAGCCTTGTCTCCCCACTTTTTTAACTGAGCATCAGCCATATTCTTTAATTGATTTGTCCTTTCTTGCTCAGCTGTTTGTGATATATAACCATATTGTTGAATCACAGCATTAAATTGATCATTTGATAAACCTTGCTTATAAGCAAATTGTTTCATCTCTGGTGTAATAAAATCAGGAACTTGATAATCATTAGGACTATTTACTGTAGCTGCATCCTTCTCTTGAGAATCGCTTGTAGTATCACCTTCTGCAGATGTATCTTGATCCTGTGTATTTTCAACACTACTTTGATCAGAAGTAGTGGTTTGCATTTCAACATCACCCGATGACTCAGTTGATGTTTGTTGCGTCGCAACAGTTTCCTGTTGATCAACAGTATTTTCAGTGTTTTCTTGTGTTACTGTTTCTTCTGACATAATTAATCTCCTTTATTATTGTCTATGTTTTCAATTACTAATCTTGGATAAATAGTAGGATCAGCATCATCTAATAAACTTAATAGGTCAAGACCTATTGACCTTTTTCCTTCATTATAAAATGTTTGCGAGTTTCCTGTGAATGTTTCACTATATAAACCACATAATCCAAGTATGTACCAAACAAATTCTTTACCATATGATGTCTTCATTAATTCACGCGTGTTAGAAACTAATACATCATACTTAATCTCTTCATTACTTTTTCTCTTTTCCCTTGCCATTATAGTAATCCTGTCTCTATAGCTTTTTGCTGAGTATCAACCAAATTATTGGCAGCCTCTGATTGAGTTAATTGCCTTTGAGCATCATCATTTTGCATTTGGGATTCCATCTGCATTTGCATTAACTTATCTTGCTTTGCCTTCTCTGCAGCCATAGCCTGTGCCCTTTCTTGCCTTATATTTTGAACTTCTTCTGTTGGTCTTAATACTCCAAAATCAACACCTGTTATATTAGCATATTCCCTTGCAGCCTTATCAACATCTACATTGTCCAATATCTGTTGATCTATTTGTGCAGCTTGACCTATAAATGCCAAAAATGAATTAATTGACTGCAATGCAACTTGTCTTTGCGCTGTAGCTAATGGCGATACTAATACTATACTATATCCAGATATCATTTCTTGTAATTCAGGAGGTAATTCAGGAAATTTCTCGTTTCTCAATAAAATATTAAAACATCTTTCTATCATTGGTTGCAAAAATTCATATTGCAATCTTTCTACTACTGGACCTAATCGCAACATCTTTTCTTGCTCTCTTATCGTAACTTCTGTAGCCTTATAAGGAGTAGCATTTGGATCTCTTGCTGATGTTAAAAATATATCATTGAAAAATGCTTTCATTATTCGCTGCTCTACTCTTTCAGTAGCATACGATATTCCTTGAAAATCAAAACGTAATTGATATAATTCTGTTATTTTATTATTAGGATTATTATTATAATTATAAGCCCCTGGCAATGAATTAACTTTACCTTTTAAATTATAAGGAACATTTAATGGCGGATTTACTGATTTATGAGTGGCAAGCAAAAATGCTTTCTCCATCTCTTGCAATCTTTTAATATCTTCAATTACCCTGAACCCCGGACCAATACCATATGTATCAGAACCTATAGTATTCCATCTACATATCATATATGGAAATTCATAATAACCTGCTACTCCAAGTGGAGTTTTATCCGAATTATCAGAATTCTTTGAAGTGCCTTCTGAATAACAATAATATATTTGCGTATAAGGCTTATCTTGAATTTTAGATTTACATATATATTCAAGAATAACTACATCAACAGAATACATATCTACTGCTTTATCTTGAACTTTCTTTTTTATATTATCAGGAACATTATTAATCCCAAATTTATCACATATTTGCTTGGGAGACATTAATATAGTTCTAAAAAATGAATCCGGCCTACCATCTATTCCTACTGAAAATGCATATTCTCCAGCTGTTAATAATTCAAAATGAAAATCAACATTATCTTGATAAGCATCTCCTACAAATATACAACCTGTACCAAATCCAGCATATTCAATGTAAAATGAATTTACTATTGAATAAAAATTTGAATTATGCAATGATTTATGCAATATATCTTCACATTCTTGCAACCAAGCCATTAATACCTCTACTTGATTCAAAGAAGCATCTTCCCATTCTAATCTAAACCAAGGCTTTGATGGAGATGTTAATGCACCATGCATTCCT